TCCACCATCAGTCATTGATGCAAACGAATTAGTAGTTGATATCTATTTGAAGCCAGTTAGAACAGCTGAATTCATATTAGTCAACTTCTACGCAACTCAAACAAGTCAAGACTTCAGTGAATTAGTTGGTTAATACTTTATGACAAAAGGCCAAACTGTATTCTTTACCACGTCATTTGACGAAAATGAACGTTCTGGGGTTATCCAAGAGGTAACCTCAGTAGGATATCAGATCAACAACGTATGGTATTCAAAAAACGATATTAAAGTAAAGAATATCTTGTTAGACAGTAAAACATCAACACAAAACCAGCAATTAATATTAGGCTAATTGCCAAATTTCATATTTTTTTATTTATTAAAAATCTTGAATATATTAAGAAATAAGTCCATTAATTTAACTATAACTGACTAAATATTAACATGGCAGACGTATCGCAAACCATACAAGACTTTTACACAGCAGCACAAGCTAGAGATTTTTCACGTGATAACTTATTCAGGGTGCTAAATATCAACTTTGGTAATTCAACACAAGTAATTAACCAAGAAGATTTAGTATATGCTAAGACAGCTAGCTTACCTGCTAAAGAAATTACGTCAAAAGCAGTACCATACATGGGATTAAATTTCAATGTACCAGGTGTTGCTCAATACCCTAACAGCGACGGTTACACAATTACATTCTATTGTGATGCTGCTCAAGTTATTAGACAGAAATTCCTAGCAGTTGTTAATGATACATTCAATGATGCAACAAGCACAGGTAATTACTTTATACCAAAGCAAAATGCAGTTATTGACTTAATTCAGTTAGATAAACAATTGAACAAGATTGCTCAATATCAATTAGTTGGTGTTGCAATTAAATCAGTTGGTGAATTAACATATAACATTACAAGCACTGGTGAAATTCAAGAATTCACAGTAACATTAACTTACCACTACTTTAACAAAACAGGTTAATAGTAAGTTATATTAAAAGATTATAACGCCGTACATTAGTTGTACGGCGTTTTTTGTGATAAATATTTGAATGGCAGGTGGTATATTAAACGCATTAGGAAGCGCTACAACAGCATTAGCAACAGTTGGCGGTATAAGCCAACCCGGTACACTTGCAGCTCCAAGTACAATAGTTTCAAATGTAGCAGTCCCTGGCATTCCTTTAATTAGTTTTAGAGATTACTTTTTAACTTCAATGGAGTCTTGGGTAGCAAGCATTCCACTTAAGTCACAGTTCATTTGTATTATACAACAATTTCCATCAACACTAAACACAGCTGCATTACAAACATTAGAGCGTGTTGCAGGTGATAAAAAAGGTTGGGATATTAATACAGCAAAAACTGCATTAGTAAATTACCCATTACAAAACGTAGTTGGTTGTATATTTTTAGATGGCGTGGATATACCTAATGATACGGTAACACCAGGAACAGCATCCATTGAAAATAATAGAGGATTTGTACAAGGTAGTGTTTTAACAAACAGAGAAGCTTTTACAAACAACAATTTAACTTTACGGTTTAGGGAAACCAATACATCATTTACTGATATGATAATGAGGCCATGGGTTATTTTAGCAGCTCATAGAGGTTTTGTAGCTAGAGATCCATCACAGAGTGTTAAAACAAACATAACCATAATGCAGTACTCCACAACATATCAAAATGTTTCCCAAATACCAAGAAAAGTATGGCAATTTTATGATTGTGTTCCCTTATCAGTTGGTACCCGTGACTTGACATACACAGAAGGTAATGATGTGGAACATTACGATGTAAATTTCCTTTACAATTACTATACAATAGAAAATAGCCTTTACATTCCACTACCAGATATTATAACTGCAATTGGTAAAGGGAACATACCTAAAATATCTCCATTACAGAGATGAGTTTTAATTTTAAGTTTAATACAGACATTGTAGGCAAAAAATGGGATATAAAAGAACCGTCATTTTTTGAGTATAAAAACCTGGCTAAGTCATTAATGCAGCCTGATATGTCAGTGGTTGAAAAGATATTAAATGATTTTTTAGTGCACTGCTGTGGCGGTGAAGTGTTAATAGCAAGTAATTTGGAAAAGTTCCTATTATTACTAAAAATTAGAAGTTTGGTGTTAGGTGATAGGTTAGAATTTATAGCTAACGATGCATCTGTAACGTTTTCAGTGAAAACGATTATAGACAATTTAAACAAACCATTTGACAAGTATGAATACTATTATGGCACAAATAAGTTTGTGTTTAACCCACCATCTAAATTACTTCCAGACACAAACCCACTTGATATAATTTATAATTGTTTGTATTCATTCAATGATGTGTTAATGGCTGTTAATGAATCAGCAAACAACTTACCAGCATTGCCTTTATCAGAATTTTACACAAGTATTTTTGATCATTATAACAATATAACATACACTATACCGTACATTAACTTAAAAATTAATTTGTTTGATGATTCAATGATAACATTTTCACAGTCCATATTACAATACAATTTAAAAAACTTATATGACTTGGAGTATAGCCTACGCAGGAACTTAAACTTAAATTCACAAGACTTTGCTATATTGTCATTACCAGAGTGTGAAATTTTAATAAAGTCGTTAAAGGATGAGTTAGCACAAATTGAAAAAGCACAGCAAAAAGTTGACAACCAAGGTGTAAACATTAATTAATAGTATGAGCGAGCCAACATTAAATGAAATTTTAGCTAAAATCAAAACTACAGACTTTGTAAACATTTATGTTCCTTCCCTTAAACAAGAAGTTCCTTTTAAACCGCTTACTTTGTTACAGCAAAGAAATATTATAGATAAAGTAAGTAATACAGGTTACGGGTTAGTAGATTTTTTCTTAAACGTTAATGAAATTATAAAAGCAAATTGTGCAGACAGCACAGTATATGCTAAACTAAACACGGTTGATAGAATTAACATTATTGTATCATTAAGAAAAACTTTATCACAAACATATCAAGATGTTGACTTGCAAAAATTGGTAGATAAAAACAAAACGGTTGTATTGCCACCATTAGAACATATAATTGAGTCAGAAAAGTTTTATTTTGAAATATCTGCACCGTCACTCATTGAAGATACTAAATTTAATACATTTTTAATTACCAATTTTAGAGATGAAAGACAGTTATTAGGTAAGTTACTTGTATGTGAAGTGTGTAAATTTGTTAATAAAATTACAGCATTAGATTCAAACACAACATTTGATCTATCTAATCAATCAGTAAAGAATAAATGGAATATTATAGAGGCTTTAGAGTCTAAAAACTTAAAACCAATATTTGATTACATTACTTCCATTAGAAATAGTGAAGAAGAGTTTGTAAAACTAGAAGATACTCAAATTGACATAGGCCCTGAATTGTTTATCTTATGATAAATATTTAAATGGCCGATACATTAGCTGACGTTTTACCTCTATTCACAAGAGTTAACACCGCTTTAGCTAAAAGACTAGAGAAGGTAGAGAGTACTGTATATAACGTAAAGAAAGCTCAAACTGCTAAGAAAGATAGAGTTGTTGAAGAAAGTGAGCCGGTAGAGATTGAATCATTTGGTACTAAAGCATTAGCTGAACTCAATAAAGTGTTCAAAGTTAATGCAGCCCAAACAAAAGAAACAAAAGAAACTAAAACTACAGGTGGTAGCATGGACTGGTTAAAAAACTTTGGTCTTGCAGGTATTATAGGTGTTGCTGCATTAATTAAAAAATTTATTGACAGCGGCTTTTTTCAAACATTTGCATTGTTTATAAGAAGCTTTCCAGATCAAATCAAAAGTTTCTTAAGTTCTATACCAAAAATCTTTGAAACCAAAATAGGTTCATTGGTTAAAGACCTAACCACTAATTTATCTAAAGGTATTGAGGATGGGTTTAAAAAGGTCATAAGTGGTGGTGCTAAGGCTGGCGCAGAAAAAGCTGGTATGGAAGTAACCGATAAAGGTTTAGCTAAAAAACTTACCAACTATACACAAAAAGTTGGAGACAAGGCATTATCAACAACAGCTAAGTCAGGTGAAAAAACAGCTTCAAAAGAATTTGAAGAATTTTTAGCAGGTAGACAATATGCTATTAAACCTGGTTCGGAAAAAAGATTAATTGACTTAAGAACAGGTAATCAGTTAGAAAGAAGCAACAGTAAAGCAATTTACGAGAGAGAACAAAAACTATTTGAACAGCAATTAGGTGGTGCCACTGCTAAAACGGAAAGCAATTGGTTAACTAAAACCGGCTCATTCATTTCAAAAAAAGGAAAGGCTGTAGGTGAATTTGCAGGTGAAGTGGGAGCTAAAGTGTTTGGTAAGTTACCAGGTAACAAACAAGCCGTGGCAATGATTGAAAAATATGGTCCAACCATATTAAAGTTTTTAGGTAAGTTAAAGCCAGGTGTTGGGTTTATTCTTAAAGTTTTAGGTATACCTGGTGTGTTAGATGCAATATTTGCTGGTGCTAATATTAACAGTTTAATAAATCAGTACCAGTCCGGTAAGATAGATGAAGAAACATTTAAAACAGAAGTTGCAAGATCTGGTACAAGAGCAGTTGGTAGTGCATTAGGTCAAATATTAGGTGGTGTTGCTGGTGGTATAGCAGGTGGTTCTCTTGGTGCTGCAGCTGCTGGAGCAAGTTTAGGATTTTTAGCACCATTAGCACCTGCATTAGCTTGGGGTGGTAAAGCTGGTGGACAATTTTTAGGTTCATTTATTGGTGACTGGGCAGGTTCACAACTTGTAACGTTACTTGACAAGGGTATGGGCGTCGGTCAAAACGATTTTGGTAGAATGATTGGTTTAGGTAGAGTTGGTGATGCAGCTAAAAATGCAAGAGATACTCTATTTGATGCAATTTTTGGTGGTTATACAAAGTTAACGGGGGTAGCTAAGTTAGGTTTAGGTCACAGTTTAAGTGGTACTGAATACCTAAAACAATTATCAGCTGAGAATGCAGCAAGTAAAAAAGATCTGGTAAACGTAAAAGACGTTACTATTTCAGCTGGTGGTAAAGTTATTGTA